GGAAGGGCTACATTTCAGCGGCTCAGCGACTGAAAGACCCGCATCGTGGTGCACACTGGGGACACATTACGCAACGCAAATGGGTATCATATCGCATTCATGCGATATTGAATATGCTAAAGCAGCGCGAAGACTATATGAACCAAGAACAAAAGATCCTGACCTAAGAGAACGAGGTGGAAAAGTTGCAGCTTTAACGCTGAACTTCCTCGGGCCAATGTTGGAACAAGCCAGCCAATATGGTGGTAGACCAACGTTCGATGCACGTAAAGAGTTGAAAGCACTCACAGCGAGCATTAAAAAGGTGGATAAAGGGTATGTTGGTCAAGGCTTTAACTCCGCACTATGTGCAGAGGTGGGCAGACCAACCTATCAACTCACAGACGACGACGAAAACTTTTGTTACGTACGAGCAGCTATAATATACTCCAGAGCCCAAGAGGTGCTGGATGGTAAAGGGCAGCGAGCACAAGACATGGTTAAGCATACACTAGATTACATAGAGATTGTTGGGTCCAAAGTAGCGGAGCGTAAGAAGTACGTTGAAGAGCATCAAAGCTTCACTCGCGAATCCAAGACATACCTCGAAGTTCAAATGAAACCACACGAACCACAGAAATACAAAAAGGGTAAATTAAAATTCGGGCGAATGGTTGCCAGTATCACAGGACAAGGATGGTTAGATGCCAATCCCACCGTGTGGTACGACAAGAAACACGCCTTAGAAATACCTTTAACTGTGCGCAACGTTGGCACGACAGAATTCTCGATTGAGTATCATGGAGTGATAAGATTATTTAAGTACCCGAAACCAAATGCCCATCGCATGAGCAAAAGCTATCGAACACGCACTGTTATAACACAGACTAGCGTGAATGATTTGCCACAACTCATAGCTGAACTGGAGCAGGAGACGGAGTCAGAAATAGATCTATACAACCAGATAAATCACGGAGACGACATTCTATCAAACACATTTGACGGTAAAAGAGTGGTGTGGTTAGAGGGAGATATTGCTAACAACGATAGCTCGCACTTAGACGCAACATTTCGACAATTGTATCTAGCTGATAGGTATAACGGTGAGGATGTGTTAGATGCATACTCACAATTAGCCTATCCAGTCAAGTTTATGAGTCCAGTTGACAGGAAAAAGTTCATTTACGCGCGACCGAAGCACGGAATGCGATTGCCTAGCGGTAGTCCTATAACAACCTTCGGAAATAGCAACAAGTCAGACGAAATTGGTTTAGCACATGCATTTTATGGTGGAGATTTTGCCACATGTGCTGAATTAGTAGGAACTGAAGTCACCACTAAGACCGGCGGCATAGAGGATGTATCATTTTTAAGTAAAATATTCTTTAGGTCAACGGAGGAAGAGAGTTGCGAACAACCACATAAATTGAGGGCCATACTAGACCTGGCATCCGTATTAAGAAAATTTGGGCACATCGTTGGCGATGCTCCCGGAAAGAGTAAAGTACCGGTGTGTGATAGGATAGTTAAGGCTACACAAGAGGTTGTTGCAGGTTACATTGGAGAGCCAGATTATTTGTTGATGAGAGTGTTACGCTCGAAATTCAATAAGGATCCAGTTCGCACAGCGCTTGAAAAGGGAATCAAAACCATTTTCAACAGCGATAAGATCTCAATTATCCGAAGACTTGTCTGTAATGATAGGTATACTGAAAAGGATTTGAACGAGATTGATTATGGAATCATACGTCATTATTATGGTAAATCTGAACTGGACATTGGTTCAGCAGAATACCTTCGGTGCGTCAATGATACATATCGCAGCGCGGATTACGGAGACGTGATCACTTCTAGATTTGTGGATCGTACAATGGCCATGCGCTACGGCATGTCGCCATGTACGTGCGAAGAGTAGGTACTTCGCAGGGACTCTAGTGAAGAGTATAACTTCACAGTCTAGCCAACTTATGGGCTTTGCACCCCCGACTGGTCGAAAGGTTCGGAAGCTGAAATCGAGGATGGCTTAACACAGATAGTCTGATCGTAGGAAAAACGTAAATTACCAAAGGTGGAGCAAAGTCCAACTTCAACCTTG